TCGCAAGAAGCCGCGCAGTTCTACAACCAAGCGCAGCAACAAGCGATGCAGCAAGAGCTGGCGCGTCAGGCCGCGCAGAACCAAGCGCAATCGCAAGCCTTTAATCAACTTATGGCGCAGCAAGACCAACGTAATGCCGCCATCGGGCAAGGCTTTGACATTGGCGCACAACGGGCTGCGTTCCAGAACGCCGCACAACAACAAGCGTTCCAACAAGGCATCGCGCAGCAGCAGTTTCGCAACACCGCTATCCAACAGGCTCTCGCACAACAAGCAGCGATTCGCTCCATGCCGATCAACGAGATCAGCGCATTGTTGTCAGGCGGTCAGGTTACTTTGCCGCAGTTCCAAGGCTACCAAGGCGTGTCGGTTGCACCTGCGCCGATATTCCAAGCCGGTCAAGCGGCTGGCGATTACGCACAACGCAATTATCAAAACCAAGTTGCCGGGTACAACTCTCAAATGGGATTGCTCGGCAGTCTTGCCGGCGCGGCGGGAACCGCCTTCGGCGGCCCGCTCGGTGGCGCAATCGGCAAAGGATTATTCGGAGGCTAACGCATGAACGGATTTCGTCCAGACCGCCGACCGCAACAGTTGGCACAAATGATGGCGATGCAGGAGCGCAATAGCTCCCTATCCGCTCCCGCAGGCCAGCGCGACATGGCAATGCGCCAAGTGCCGGGATTAGCCTACGGTCAGCCGACACCAAACGCTGCGCCCGGCGTGCCTCCGCAGAACATGAACTTTAACGGCCCGATGACTAGCCCGCAGCCCGGTATCACCGGAACACCGGGCATGATGGGCGGCATGGGTCGCTCGCAAGGTATGTCGCCGCAGATCGGTGGACGCCCGATGCGCCCGCGTATGCCCTCTCCCGCCGGTATGACGACGCCGCAGGGAGGTTCTTACAGAGGGGACTTTGAGAATGGCTAAAACACGCTACGTCTCTACCTTTCGCGCCCCGAGCGAATATGAACGGCAGATGGAGGAAGCCCGTCGCCGTGCGATGTTGGCCGAAGCCCTCGCGCAACAGCAGTACGAGCCGATGGAAGGCAATGCAGCGCCGATCCCGAAGGCTGCGCCGCTGGTGAAGGCATTGCAGAGTTTTATGACTGCCCGTGCGGGTAGGCAGGCTGAAGAAGCCAAGGCCGCCGCAGAGAAGGCAGGTCGTACAGAAGCGGTGGATTACATCCGCTCGTTTGACCCCGAGCAACGCAACGTCAACATGGCCGAATTGGCTGCGATGGAAGCGCCGATGCCGATGGTGGAAGGCGGTCGCGTGTCGTATGCGCCGCCGAGCGCCGTAGCAGCGCCGAATCAGCGTTTGATGCCGGTGATGGGGGCAGACAATCAGCCCGACTTTAGCCAACCGATGCAAATGCAAGTTGGCGGCCCGCTCACTATCGCGCAGAAGCGTGCGCGAGCGTTGGAAGGCTTGGAAAGCACTAACCCGATGGTGCAGCAGTTTGCCATGTCGCAGTACGAAGCGACTGCGCCCAAAACCGCCAACTTAAAGATAGGCGACATTGACCCGAGCAAGTTTACGCCTGCAAGCGTGGCTGCGGCTACCCGTGCGGGTGACATTAGTCAGTTAGTGCCGATTGAAAAACCCGCCGAATCTATGGTGGGCAAACCGTCCCCGGCTGACTTCACGCCCGCCAGCATTGCCAAATTCGCAACATCAGGAAATTACGCTGATTTGGTTGCTGTTCCCAAGCCTGCGCCTGTCACTAACATTGACCTTGGCCCGAAAGACACCTTTAAGTTAGAAGCTGACTTGCGCGGCGAAGTCAAAGACAAGTTGAAAGATTACGAAGCGGTTAGAAGTTCGTATCAAAAGATTGAAAACGCACTTAAGACCGGCGCAGGTGACATTGCGGTGGTATATGCGTTTGCCAAGTTAAACGATCCTACCTCCGTCGTGCGTGAATCCGAGTTTGCTACGGTTGCCAAGTCAGGATCGCTCGGCCAACGCATTAAGAATCTTGTTGAGCAAGCGCAATCAGGCAAAATGAACCCAGAACTGCGTGAGAATTTGCGGCAACAAGCGCGGCAGATGTACTTGTCGCAGCAAGCAAATGCAGAAAGCATTGTGAATCAGTATCGGGATTTGGCTGGCACTTATAAGCTAGACCCGAACAAGGTATTGGCAGGCATCAACATCAATAACCTTGTAGCCAAGGAAGATGAAGATGTCATTGATTTGCCACCTCGCCCGCGTGGCCGTGGGAGATAACGATGCCAAAATATCGCGTTGAAGGCGAAGTTTACGAAGCCAATAGCCCAGAGGAAGCGTATGCCAAGCACGATTCTGCTATGGCAATGCGTCAGGGCGCACAAATGTCGCCTGTGGCTCAAGGTGCGTTGACTGCCGCGCAAGGCGCTACGTTTAACTTTGCTGACGAAATGGCGGGGCTTGTTAACCCGCGATACCGCGATGTAGTGCGTGGCGCTACGCAAGAATTTGCACAGCGCAACCCAATGGGCGCTGCTGGGCTTGAATTAGCAGGCGGTCTTGCTACTGCTCCGTTTACCGGCCCGCTGTCATTAGGTCGCGGCATTACGACAACCGGAAAAGTGTTGCGTACTGCGGGCGATCTAGCCGCACAAGGCGCATTGTCAGGCGCAGGGGCAGCCGATGAAGGCGACCGATTAACAGGCGCAGCGCAGGGCGCTGCATTGGGAACGGCCATTGGCGGTGGTGCAAACGTCGCAGGCCGTATGATCCGCAGCGGTATCATCAACCCCGCCATGTCGCGTTTGCCAGAGGGCGCTTTGGGCATGGTTCCCGAAACGGCTGGCGGCTATAACGTGCGCCCCGATTACGCCCGTGAGCGCCTCGCAGAATTGCTTGAGCGTGACGCACAGGCCCGAATTATGACGGGCGTGGAGCCGGGGCAAGAGGCTGTAATGAGCGCAGCCCGATTGCGTAAGCTCGGCCCAGAGGCTCCAATTGCCGCAGCGGGCGGTAACACGCTGGCCGAGATAGATATGCTTGCCAATCTGCCGGGTGCGGCGGGTCGTCAATTGACCATGCAACAACGTCGCGTTGCGGCGGGTCGTGGCGGGGCTATCACTGAAACGGCAGAGCGTGCTACAGGCGTCACGCGATCCGCAGAGGATGAACTGACTGATCTTGCCAAGCGTCAGGCAGATGCGGCAGGGCCGTTGTACGACAAATTGCGAAGCGCCACGTTCCCAGTTGATGAGGAATTGCAAAGCATCCTTGGTCGCGCACGACTTGACCTTGGTGCGGCACAGCGCACGGCCACCCGACGCGGTGAGCCACAAGTTTCGCTTCGGCAGTTAAAGCAAGGCGATCAGTTGCCGTTTGCCGCTGCCGACCAACTCAAGCGCAGCCTGTGGGATAAAGCGCAAGCCGCTCGCCGCAAAGGCTCAAACAATGAGGCTGCCGACCTTGACCGCCTACGTTTAGATTTGGTCAAGAAACTAGATTCGTTGTCACCCGACTACGCTAAAGCCCGCGAAACATTTGCAGGATTTGCCGAATTAGAAACAGCGGTGGATTTAGGACGCACGGCGCTGTCGGAAACGGCAGAGTCATTGTCCAAGTTAACCAAGGAAATGACGCCATCCGAATTGGAAGCGTTCCGCGTTGGCGCGGTGGATTCGCTGCGACAGGTCGCGGGTTCGCAGTCAGGGCAAACGCGCTTGCTAAATATGTACAAGGAGCCAGAGCTTAAGGGCAAACTCCGAGCCATATTCGGCAACGATTTCCGTGAATTCCAGCGCATGATTTTGGCGCAGGAAGAACTAAAGAAATTGGAGCGTGTAGGCGGCGGCTCGCAGACGTTTAAGCGTTTAGCGCAAGCGCAAGACCAGAAAGATGCGTTTGATTTTGTGCAAGCGTCACAAGCAGCGACCAACCCCGTTGGCGCTTTGCAGATGTTGCAACAGAAAGCCACGCAATACGGTATGCCAGAACAGCAACGCAACAAGTTAGCGCAACTGCTAATGCTGCGCGACCAACCGGCGCAAGATGAACTGCGGAATATGCAGGAATATATGCGTCGCCGCGCTATGGGTCAGGCATTGGGTCGGCAAACGTCGGGTCGTATCGGCGCGTTTGGCGCAGGCCAAGAATAGTTACCTCCTATGCTGCCCCGCTTTAATACGCCAAATATGCGAGTAATCAACCCCATATCGCTTTGCGAGAACGGGTTTTGGTTCGTCGCTGGCGCGGATCGCGGCAACATCTGCATCGGAAAGTTTACCGTTCCAATGTTTCAAGCCGTAATTGTGTCGTCGCTTTTTCGCGGTGTCGGCATTGTTTTCGGCTTTAGTGCCAATGCGAAGGTGTGCCGGGTTGACGCAAGGCGGGTTGTCGCAAACGTGCATAATCACTTTATCATCGGGAATAGTCCCAACGTAAAATTCATACGAGTACCGATGAGCGCGAACAGGTTTTTCACCGGGAAGCAAAAAGATGCCGTAACCGTATTGGTTGCGAGTGCCTTTCCATTCCCAGCAGCCGTCTGTTTTGTCAAAGCGGCTTTCAAAAACATCATTCGGGCCAAGAATTGCATATTCCGCAAGGCGATTAGCTTTTCTTGCTCGCGTGTAGCAGCGTCGGCACAATTTTCGCGCTACAACTTTTGGGGCATTACATTCAACGCAGCTGAATTGAACAACGGGTTGGTAAGTCATTTGATACCTCCTGTGCGTCAATTCTATGCCATTACCGAGGTATAGGTAAATGTCTTTCAATGGTTCTGGGACGTTCGTCATCAACTCAACGGGGCAACCCGTTGTTGCCAACACCGTCATTTCGGCGACGGTTTTTAACGCCCTGACGGCAGACCTTGCCTCGGGCTTAACGAACTGCATCACCAAAGATGGTCAGTCCACGCCCACGGCCAACATCCCGATGGGCAGCAACAAGATCACCGGCCTTGCCAACGGTACGCTGATCGGGGACGCCGCCAACCTCGGGCAAGTGCAGTCCACCGTCGCCAAGCTCATTTCTATCACCGGCACCGATACCGTTCTTGGCACGATGTCGCCCACCCTGACCGCTTACGCTGCGGGTCAGTTGTTCTATTTCATCGCCTCGGGCGCGAACACGGGCGCTGTCACGCTCAACATTGACGGCTTGGGCGCAAAGGCCATCACCCGAGACGGCAGCACGGCGCTGGCCGCTGGCGACATCAATTCGGGCGAGATTGTCGTTGTGATTTACGACGGCACCCGCTTCCAAATGATCAATGCCGCCAATTCGTTTGGTAACACGACGATCAACGGCACTTTGGCGGTCACGGGCAACACCGGGCTGCAAGCCAATGTGTCTGTCACCTCGGCGCTGTCGGTCGGCGGCACTTTTGCCGTCACGGGCGCTGCAACGCTCGGTAGCACCCTCGCGGTTACGGGCAAGTCAGACCTGCCCACCGTCTCTACCGCCTCCGCAAACGCGGCTGTGGCGGTTATAACGGACTTGAGCGCAGCCGGTGCGTCCATCACCTCGGCCAACGTCGGCACAGCGGTTGTCACCACGGGTACTGTCACCAATTTGACGGCAACGAGCGCCTCTGTCGCCTCCGTCAACGCGGGTGTCGCTTTGTTGACGACCGCCACCGTCACGAATCTGACGGCAACCGGCGCATCTATCGCCTCGGCTAATCTTGGCAATGCCGTTATCTCGGCGCTGACCCTGACGGGCGTATCGGTTGCCTCGGCTAATGTGGGCGTGGCGAATATCACCGACCTTCGCGCTGTCGGCGCATCGGTTACGTCGGCCAACCTTGGAACGGCTGTTGTCACCAACGGCACCGTCACCAATCTGACCGCCACTAGCGCCTCGGTTGCCTCGGTCAACGCTGCGGTGGCTCTCGTCACGACGGGAACGGTCACGAACCTGACCAGTACCGCCGCCTCGGTAGCCTCTGCGAACGTCGGCACGGCTGTCATTACAACGCTGACCGCCACGGGTGCGTCTATCGCCTCGGCCAATGCGGGTAACGTACAGGCCACCATCGCCTCGGTCGGCTCGGCTAACCTTGGCACGGCGGTCATCACGACCGGAACGCTGACGAACCTTACGGCCACCTCGGCATCGGTCGCATCAGTCAACGCTGGTGTGGCACTTGTCACCACAGGCACGGTCACGAACCTGACGAGTACGGCAGCCTCTATTGCCTCGGCCAACATCGGCGTGGCAGCTATCGGCTCGTTGTCGTTTACTGGCGCGTCTATCGCCTCGCTGAACGCGGGTGTTGCCAATATCACCGATTTGCGTGTGGCGGGTGCTTCTGTCACCTCTGCTAACGTCGGCACGGCTGTGGTGACAGGGCTGACCGTTACCAACGCCTCTGTGGCATCTCTGAACGCGGGTACGGCCACGATCACCACCGGCAACCTCACGTTCTCCAGCACCGCCCAGCGCATCACGGGCGACTTTAGCAATGCGACGCCTTCTAATCGCGTGATGTTTCAGACCAGTACCGCGAATTCAAACACTCAAGTTGAACTTATCCCTAACGGGACTGCTGTTACGTCTGGTGTAAACCTGTCTAACAACGCAGACCCAAACAATGCGTCTGTGTTTTTTGTTGGAACTGTTGGTACAACCGACCATCGGTTATCAGGCAACAGTCGCGGCACCGGCACGCTCCTCCCGATGACCTTCTACACCGGAGGCAGCGAGAGGGTCAGGGTAACTACGGTGGGAGATGTCGGTATCGGCACGGCTTCGCCGGGTTCACGTTTAGAGGTTTCATCTTCTTCCAACCAAGCGGCATTGTTCAAAACATCTGCTACGGGTTCGTATGGTGCTGTTCAGATTTTCAACACCAACACCAACGGCGAAGCAAGCATTGGGTTTAGAGACAACTCGGATTCAGACTCTACAAGTTGGGTAATAGGCAAATCCGTTGGCGCAACTGACGCTTTCGGCTTTTTCTACGGCTCTACCCGCATGGTCATTGACTCCTCCGGCAACGTCGGGATCGGCGGGACGGCGCGTGCAGATACAAAACTAGACATCAAGGGAACGCTTCCTAGCGCAAGCGGCGGTTATTCCTACGGAGTAATGAGCGAAGGAACAATCCCAAGTGCAAGTACGCTTGAGGGAAATGGTTTTCTTTCATTCCCGAGCACTCAAGCCGCCTCGTTTACCCTGCTCAATTTAATTCATTACAACACGCTGCAAGGTACGTTTGGTGCTGGCTCAACAGTAACAAATCAGTACGGATTCCACGCAGCATCCTCCCTCACCGGAGCCACCAACAACTACGGCTTCTACAGCAACATCGCCTCTGGCTCTAACCGCTGGAACTTCTATGCAGCGGGGACGGCGGCGAATCATTTTGCTGGTGATGTTCGCGTAGGAAAAACAAACGATGCTGATAGTGGCAACGGGGTAAGAATATTATCTTCCGGCCTTATTCAAGCAACACGCGATCAAGCAGACCCACTTTCAGTAAATAGAACGACCAATGACGGCACTTTGGTAAGTCTGCGTCAAGATGGGACTGAAGAAGGCACGATTTCCGTCTCTGGCAACACCGTTTCATATAACGCTTTCGCGGGTTCTCACTGGTCGCAACTACAAGACGGCAGTAAGCCCGACATTCTGCGCGGGACGGTGATGGAGTCAATCAACGAACTTTGCGAGTGGCCGAACGAAAAAAACGAACGACTTCCAAAGGCCAAGATCAGCGACACCGTTGGCAGCAAAAAGGTTTACGGCGTGTTTATGGCGTGGGATAACGACTGGACTGCGACAAACGATATGTATGTCACGGCGGTCGGTGCATTTGTGTGCCGCGTGAATAGCAGCGTTACGGTGCAAGAAGGTGACTTATTGGAATCCAACGGCGACGGCACGGCGCGTGTGCAGGCTGACGACATTATTCGCAGCAGCACCATCGGTAAAGTCACAAGCACGGTCAAAACGCATCAGTACGCTGATGGTTCGTACTGCGTTCCGACCGTTCTGTATTGCGGTTAATAGGAGGTTCAAATGGCTACTTGGAAAATTGAAAGCATGATCGTCAAGCCGCAAGACGGCTCGCACACCGACGTTGTGGTGACTGCGGCATGGCGTTGCTCGGCCAGCGATGGCGACAAAACGGCATCCAACTACGGCAGCATGGGCTTTGCCTCACCGGGCAATGACTTCGTGGCGTATCCCGATTTGACCGAAGCCGATGTGCTGGGCTGGGTGTGGGCGAACGGTGTGGATAAGGCCGAGGTAGAGGCTAACGTAGCGCGTGAGTTGGATATGCTCGTTAACCCGCCGACCGTCGCCAAGCCGCTGCCGTGGAACGCAGAATGATTAAGTTGGAACTATCCGTTGAGGAAGTAAACGCCATCCTGCAAGTGCTGGGCGACCTGCCGACCAAGGTAGGCGCTTGGCCGCTAATGCTAAAGATTAAGGAACAGGCCGAGCCGCAAGTGCCGAAGGTAGAGGAAACGAAGCAATGACGACGGTGCAAGAGCTAGAGACGACCGTGACGAGCCACATTGATGTTTGCGCGGTGCGTTACGAGGCCATCCATGCGCGACTGAAGCGCCTTGAGCAGCTTATGCTGAAAGTAGGCGGCGCGATTATCCTCATCCTCCTTGGCGCACTCGGTAGCATGGGAATGTTGCTCTTGCAGGCGTTGCAGCGATGATGGAAACGCTGCTCGGCGGCGTGTTTGGCGGGCTGCTGCGATTAGCACCCGAGGCACTCAAGTTTTTTGACCAAAAAAACGAGCGCAAACACGAACTGGCAATGCTAGAAGCCGAGATGCGTTTTGCTCAAGTGAAGGGCGAAATCGCCATGCGCCAAACCGAGGCGCAGATGACGATGGCCGAGGTAGACGCTATTGGCGAGGCGTTTAAAGAGCAATCCCAAACCGCCCGCGCTGCCGGTAAGGTGGTGGCGGCTATATCGGCTCTCGTTAGACCGTTTGTGACGTACCTTTTTGTGTTGGCCTACGCTGCCGTCAAAGTGGCTGCGTTCCTAATTGCCCTTGAGCAAAACGGCAATTGGAAGGCTGTGCTTACGTCCATGTGGGGCGTGGATGATATGGCCGTGCTGAATATGATCCTGTCGTTCTGGTTTGTCGGCAGAGTCTATGAGCGCACTAGATGAGGCTATCGGCATCGCCGCTGACCTTTGCAGGCACTTTGAAGGATTCCGTAGCAAGCCGTATATCTGCCCTGCAGGCTATCCCACGATAGGCTACGGCACGGTCTACAAGCCTGACGGCACCAAGGTCACAATGGACGATGCGCCGATCAGCAAGGCGCAAGCAAACGAGTGGCTGTTATCGGAACTACGAACCAACTACGCCGCTGGCGTGTTACGCGCCTCACCGCGCCTCATTGCACACCCAAAGATATTGGGTGCTATGATAGATTTCTCATATAATCTTGGGGTTGCGCGGTATCGCGCATCTACTTTGCGAAGAAAAGTAGATAAACAAGATTGGGAGGCGGCAAAAGAACAGTTGATGCGATGGACGCGGGGCGGGGGGAAAGTACTGCCCGGTCTAGTTAGGCGCAGACAAGCGGAGGCGAGCTTGTTATGAAGAAAATTCCAGTCGTGCAAATGAACGAGGGGTCATGGTATCGGGTTAAGGGCTATACCTATACCGAATGTTGCGACTGTGCGCTAACGCACAAAGAAGAATACAGACTTGTAGACGGACACTTGGAATGGAGAGCCGAGTTAGCCCCTGAAGTTACCGCTAGACGCCGAAAGGAACTCGGCATAACGGTTAAGAGGAAGGCTAAACGTGACGTTAAGAAAGGCGACTGACGAACAGATACTGCAAGCCTTACAAGAATCAAAAGGCGTTAGGGCGGCAGCAGCACAAAAACTTGGGATCAACATTAGAACCTTGCTGAACCGCATACACGATATGCACGGCAAGGGCTTAAACGTCCCCGGCTCCACTTACCAGCACAACACAGCGGTTGTGCGTGATGAATTTGAGTTTACCCCGCTGCCTAACGACGACGTTCCGATTGAGGAACTGATTGAGCAGCGCAAGCGCAAGTTCTTGCACAAGCGCGAACACGAAGAAGCCTCCAAACTCATCCCCATACGCATCAAGATTGCAGGCCCAATCGGCCTACTACATTTTGGCGATCCGCACGTTGACGACGACGGTTGTGACATTGAGGCGATAGAGCGCCACACAGCCCTTGTAAACGCCACGGAGGGGCTTTTTGCCTGCAACGTGGGCGACACCACTAACAACTGGGTTGGCCGTCTAGCAAGGCTATATGGCGATCAGGCGACATCTGCCGCACAGGCGTGGCGGTTAGCCGAGTGGTTCGTTAACCGCTGCCGGTGGCTCTACATGATCGGGGGTAACCATGACCTATGGTCAGGCTCTGGCGACCCTCTGCGGTGGATAGCGAAGCATCAGAATTCACTTTACAAGTCATCCGAGGCTCGCATTGCGCTGCGGTTCCCTAACGGCGCAGAGGTTAGGGTCAACGCCCGCCACGATCATACCGGCTCGTCCATCTGGAACCCCGCCCACGGCCCCATGAAGGCCGCCCTGATGGGTACACGCGATCACCTTTATGTGGCAGGCCATAAGCACGAAAGTGCCTATAGCGTCCTAAAAGATGCAATATCTGGCATAACGATGCACACAATGAAGGTGGCGTCGTACAAGATTTATGACCGCTATGCAAAAGAGCGTGGCTTTCGTGACAACTGTTTGTCGCCGTGTGCGCTGACCACGATCAACCCTGACTTGCCGAACGATCACCCTGACTTGATCAAGGTGTGGTGGGAACCCGAAGAAGGCGCGGAATACTTAACATGGCTACGCAGCCGAGTTGGATAGTTCCTGCTGGGTGTCAGGATTGTGTGTTTTTTTGTCCTGCTAACGGGCTAGGGTATTACTGCTCGCACGAACACCAATACCTCGGCGGCGTGTGCATTTGCATGGGCAAATACTACCTACGCGCTGCACCGTTCCGTTGGCCGCCGAGAGTGGCTGACGGGGCTGGGGTTGAACCAGCATTGCCAGAGTCAAAGTCTGGTGATTTGCCAATTAATCTACCCGTCAACGGTTAATCAGAAAATCAATCTCATTCCGCAGCGTCTTGATTTCCAATTCTAGCAGCGTGGCTTCATCGTGTAGCCCCATGCGCCGCATCGCTACAAACGCATTAGCAAGCCTGTCGCCCTGCTTCTGACCGTACCCCCAAGGGATACGCTCCATCTCCTCCTTCCACGCTCCCGGCGGGCTGATGTCGTCGTTTACCATATATCTCGCCCTCCACGCGCACAGCGCCAGTTAGGGGCTGGCACAGAACGCCATTCGCGGTCACGGTTAGCCTTGAGCTTGCGGAACAGGTCAATGATCCATCTCACGGGAGTGCCTCCACGCTGTAGTTGGTACTAGGTGACTTCCAGCCTTTCGGTAAATCGCCATTGATCCATGAGGGGTCTACCCAACGCAATTTATTGTTGGGCATAGCAACCCATTGGCCGCTATCTAACGCGATGATGTGGTGATCCTTGGATTGGTCAGGTATTTCCGACCAACCGCCATTGGCCCAGAACACGCTAAACAGGTACACGCCTGACCGCAGCACCTTGTCGCGGCAATACGCCTCTACTCGGTGGTTACGCAGGAACTGCATCTCACGCACCTCGCAGAATCGGCTAAAACTGTCCCACCACACGCAGACGTTGAGCGGCAACGGGTCGCAGGGCTTGGAGCAGATCGCGTGTATAGGCATCCTTGCCCACATTGCACCACATTCCAGCATCACGCTGAACATAGGCGCTCGCATCGGCTCGGCTCTAAAGCCTAGGACGGTACAGAGCGTGAAGCCTCCTTGGCCTTCCTGATGGTCGTACAAAAACTCATTGCGAACGTAGGCCGTGGTGTACGGCGTATCTACCATGAAGCTCATATCAGCCCTTCTTTGCGTAGTTGTGCGATGGTTCGCACCATGCCCTCAAGGTGAGCAAGGCGCACATAGTCGCGGTCAAGATCTGTGCGGAATCGGCGGTCTACGGCGTCGTGGCAGGCACTACACGCCCACGCACCGAGCAGATCATCAGCTTTGATGCCCATGCCGCTGACCCCTGATAAGCGTATATGCGCCAATACGGTCGTTGCGCTGTTGTGGTTGCAGATACCGGGCAAGCGCACCATGCAGCCCCTATCTCTCGCCTGATCACGCAGGTTCATACACCGGCTCCGGTATCCGTATTCCCATGTATTCACAGCGAATCTCTAAAAACATTAGATATTCGCTAAATTCTTGTTTGGTCAGTTTGCTAGAGCGTTTGATCGGGCGCATACGCTTGCGGCCAAAGCCTTCTAGCGTCTCCCAACCAAAGCACTCACCAAGGAAGTATTCGTGTATGTCGTCTCGCGTCCAGCCTGCTAATGCTTCGCCACCGCCCTCAAGGATCGCGGGATAACACACGCCCCACAGGAAGCGGTTCTGCTGATCGGTGCGCGGTTTCTTCCACTCCAGCACCTCTATGCACCACGCACGGTCAGGCGACAAGCCCTGCACCATGCGCGTAGCCGCTACGGCTAACTGCTCGGGTGTGGTTCCTTTAGGAAATATGCGCTTCACGCATCCACTCCTCGCCGTACTCAACGTCCATGTAGTCCTTAAACCACGGGCCGCCACGGGTGAAGTGGACGGCAATGGGGTTCGGGCATTGGTCGCGGGTATACCACCCTTCAAGGTAATTCCATGTGATCGGCAACTCCCCGATTACGTCATCGGTGAGCCAATTAAAGCGGTGTAAGTACATCCCCGTCTCGCGGTTCACCACCTCGGGCGTAAGAGCCTTGACTTGAGGATGCCCACAGTTGATAAACATGAAAGATGACCAGTTCTTTCGTGGATAGAGATGCTGCGCTTTGTTGTCCATCTTGACGGTTTCAGTAGGCCGGTAGTCGTGCTTTACAAGAAAGCAGGCTTTTGCCCCGTCGGCGTAGTCCAGCAGTCCCGCAATGTCCCCCCGGAAAAGAAAATCGCAGTCCACAAATACCGCCCAACCGTCGTAACCGGCGAGGTATGGGGTCAGAAAGCGGGTAAACGAAAACTCGGTAGACGACAGCGGATCAGTCTCTCGCCAATAAAGGCCACGCTCCCGAAGTTCTGACTGCACGATGGGCTGAATGTCCACCTCAACGCTAGAGTGCTTGAGGATGCTCTTACGGCACACCTGATACGCGATGTCCTCGCGGCTGTCCCATCCGATAAATACCTTCATAGCCGTTCCTCAAAGTCTATGTATCGCCAGCCGAGATACTCGGGCTTAACGGCGTATACGTCGTAATCGTAGCCACGCTCCTTATCGGTGATGCGCCGCACCACCCAATCGGGGAACGTCGTCGCAACATCTACCAGCGCCGCTACGGTCATGCTGGCGTTAACGATGTAGTAGTAATCGGGCCGAGGATCGGCAGCATCAAACGATTTCTTGGCGCAGATAGCGGCAGTCTCAAACGGCCACGCCTGATACCCGAAATCGTGCTTGATGTGCTTTACCTCTATCCGCTTGCCCGAGGCGTATATGTCGCCCTTGTCGGCGTACTCTGCCCGGTCGGCAAAGTCCTTGGCGATCCGACGTTTGGGCAGCGTCACCGTATGCCCGATGTTCAGGAGGTAAGTCGCCACGACAATCTCTGCCGGGCGACTCGCCCTGAACCTCGCCTCAAAGTCAGAATGGGGTGTCAAGGTCATCCCAGTTCTTCTCGGTTATCTCGGGCTTCTTTGTGGCTTGGTGCTGCGGCTCGCCTTGCCGCGACAATTTGCCTTCGCCCTTCGGTTCAATCTTAATGCTCATGTACTTGTCGCCCGTCTTTTGCGAGGACTTAATCCAAGCTGACAGGTTGTAATCTACGTTGTTGATCACCGCTGACCCACGGTAGTCGGGGCGCTTCTCGTTGCCGTCCTTGTTGTTCTTGAACAGGACGCCTTTCATGTTCGGGTCGTAATCAGGCACGGTTCTGCTCCTTTGCTATTTGAATGTACTTCTTGATGGCTGACCGTTCCTTGGCTGTCATAGCGTCGGCTACGGCAATGTAAAGTTCATGGTCGCTGTTGATTTGGTCATGGACGCCCAACACCGCTAGCGCGATGTCCTTCTCCTCGGCGTCTAGGTCAAACGCTGCGCGGAACTGCTTAACAAACGAGTCACGCTTAACGGGGTCAACCTCCTTGCCCATATCGCCTCTAGGATCGTTCGTAAAGCCTTTACGGCCTTGGGCTGCCTCTGCGTCATCATCCACCTGTGCAAGCCCCACAATGGCCGCTAATGCGTAACGGCGGGCATAGGTGATGCCAGAGCCTTGCCCCTGCGGGCTGGCGTCTTTGGTCAGCACCGGCATCTGCCCTGCGATCCACTCGCCCGAGGCGTGAGCCAGCGTCGTGACTAGCATCAAACCTTGCTCAGTCATCTGCGTGGTCTGGATCACCGACAAGCCGTTAGCGGCTAACTGCTTACGACAAGCGTCCCAACACGACGCAAGGTCGGCGTATTTGCTTTTAAAGAACGGGTTGCTGCTGTCTTTCAGCGCACCCGTAATGTCGGCTTGCGCCTTGGACAACGCGGCGGCCAATGCGCCTATGGTTTCACTCTGCATCTTCTCTCTCCTTTAGTTCTGCCAAAGCCTTATTGCAGGCTTCTATGCGTTCTTGTTCTTCCAGTTCTTGCATCAATTGATCTTGGTGATGCCACCAAGTCATATCGTCATCGTGCATGGCTAGCTCGCTCCTCTGCCGGGGTGCAGCCACCATCGCCGCACGGATCAAGGATGGCTGCTGTGGCGTATAGCACTACAAGCAGGATGGCTTGGGGTAACCAGCGGCTCATTAGTAATCCTCCCCATAAGGGCCGTTCATCAGCGCGTCGTTGGTAGCGATTTCCTCAAGCTCAAAGATGGCATCTGCGCCAAGGTCGCAAATGTCTAGCTTGATGTCGTGGTTCAGCGATGAGGCGGCCTTGTCGTTATCAAGGAAGATGCCGATTAGGTCGGCAGCCTCAAGGATGATGCCGCCATCTAGGTCTTGGGTGTACTCCACGCGCACCTCAAACTTGTTGCCGAGGGCGTAGAACGTACCGAAACCGTGGAATGTGTCTTTGCGAGGCATATCTGTTGCTCCTGTGTTGTGTCTATCAACGTGGGATATGTTAACCGATGTTATTCCGGCCCGTCAACTACTTTGTTGATAGCGGCAAGCGTGGCTTTGGCGCTGGCCTTAATTGATGGGCAAAGATCGGGGCCAAACTTGTGTGCGTAAAATTCGGCGTCCGACCAAAGCGAGTTTAGGTGCGGGTCGTCGGCGCTGATGTAAACGTGGGTCTTGGTTCCGCGAACATCTTCGGGCGTCGGCAAGCCGCGCTCGTAATGATCCATGTAAAACTTCCAAGGGATGCGAATTAACTGCGACATAACTACCTCTCTGTGGTTAGCGTATGGGCGTATATTAACACAAGTTACAAGCCTTGTCAAGCCCCCTTGATAAAATAGTTTACCTATGTTAATATGCAAACATGGACATCAATACAGCATTAAAGAAGTTTGGTTCCCCGAGCGGTATCGCACGGGCGTTTGGCGTTAAGCCCCCGGCTGTATCCAGATGGATACGCAACGGTGCGATCCCGCAGCAGCGGGTGTGGCAGTACAAGGCTGGGCTGGTCAAAGCGCCAAAAGGACGTTAGTGGACGCTAAAACGAAAAGCCCCCGAGGAGGGGGCTTGACGCTGCCGGGGGACTGGCATTACGCTTGTTTTGCGAACTGGCGTACGAGTAGTTTAGCCCCGTCAATGGGCTTGTCAACCTACCTATACGCCTCGGCTCATCTGGTCGGGGAAACCACGCGCAGACAGGGCTTAAATCTAGACCGGGGCAGCCAGCCTCTAGACACGCAGCGTATAGCGGGGAAGCGTGAATGGCACCGGGAAACCGGCAAATGTAGCCCGCAGCAGGGTGGCTCCGTCAGTCATCTAATCTCTGCACGATCCACGTTAGGCGTACTCCGTCTCAACCGTGCAGAGTTCACCATCAGTCATCAGTTCTAAACCATAGAGAGGTATAGATATGGGAGATTTACACCAGTATTTCCCGACTAAAAAAGAAGAACCTAAACCTAGTCATAACCTAGAACATCACATCCACTCCAACCAGAGAACGTGGGATGAATTGGTACGACAATCCCCGCTAAACCGTTTACGCTTCTACGACGCCCAACTAGCCCGTGGCATTGAGATTGACCGTGAGCGTGTGGCCGAGTTAGTGCGTGAGGCTGGTGCGGCTGCTGTGCTGTCGGATCGGGATGCGATTGGCTTGATACGCCAATTGTGGGGTGAAAGGGCTGTGGAGAAACTTCGTGCTAGAGCTAAAGCGGGGGAATAGGACATGGTGGATTATCTGGCTAGGGCGATGCGTAAACGAGGCAAAGCGTGAGGTACAAAGCGAGGCGGGATGCGAACGATGGCCTTATTGGCCGGGCGCTACTCGCAGCCGGGTTCACCGTCCACGACTACGCCTCAAACGGCGGCGTACCAGATCGTCTCGTCGTACGGAATCTGCCCGACGGAACACCGTGGGTGTGTTGGGTAGAAATCAAGGTAGAAAAAGGAAAACTACGCCCGAGCCAAGAAAGGTTCCAAGCGATATTTGAGCCACGCGGTGAGTTTTACGTTGCGCGTGATCCCGAGGCGACGGTGCGCGAGTTGATGGAGCGTTATCTAGCCGCCATCAAGCCCGAGCAGCTACGTTAGGCATGAGTGCTTTGCGAGCGCCTTTGTAATGCACGATAGCGGGGTCGGGATGCTGCGGCAGAAACTCGGGCAGACAGGCGTAATACGATTCAGGCAGGTCTTGCACCTTTGCCCGTTTAGCGTATTCCCGCAGAACCTCCTGATCCCCGTACCACACACGGAACTTATCGGGCAGGACGTTGTACATCTCGGCAAGGTCAGCCCAAACGCCCCAATCGGCGGTAATCGTGCAGCAACCGACATACGGGTACACCTCGTCCAACGTCTTGCCGGTGTATTCGCTGTAATCCTGACCGCGCTGGCGTGGGTTAAACCCCGCGTCACGGTTAAATTCACGGCGGGTCATCGCAACGACGCCCTCCAGCACGGCAGCAGGATTCACGGGATGCCGCACAATCATGTCGGTATCCATGTACATCGCTGGCTCCGACAAACCCAATTCCGCAAAGGCATTGGTGCGCCATTGCATCAAGAACTGCCGATTACCCTGCGTCACAAATACCCGCGAGACACCGGGTACGGCTGGCGTTTGGTGATCGCTGACCTGAATAATGGTCGCATCAGGGTTGTGGGCGCGAATGGAAAAAACCATCGCGGTAGGCATGGCGATGTCGTCGCCAACGTGGAAGAAAACAAACATAGGGAAACTATATGCTGAACGTAAACCGAAAACGACTATCCCGTGCGATATGGGACACCCTCTTTGCTGACCTGCCTGACTTGCCGTGGCACGTTATTGAGGACTTGGAGAAGTTAGACCCTCTCCGACGTACTGGCAGCACCAACCACGCCTCCCTAATCGCCTTGTGGGCGGTTATACGGCACTTCCGACCCAAAGTTGTGGCCGAGATCGGCACTTACATCGGTAAGTCTACGTTCGTGCTGGCAAGAGAGGGCGCAGACGTACACACCTGCGACATGACGCACAACTTCAAATTGCCGCTGACCACCTTTATCACGCAGTACCACAGCAGCAGCACCGAGATGCTCGCCAAACTAGACGGCAACATTGACCTGCTGCACCTAGACGGTCGGCTACAGCCCGACGACAAGCCGCACCTTGAGCGCCTGTTCACGCCCAACACCGTCATCACGCTAGATGACTTTGAGGGAATAGAGAAAGGCGTCTGGAACGCCATGCAGATAGACCTGTCGCAGCGCATCTTGGTGTACCCGCCCGAGCGAGAGTTGACAGAGCGTTATGCGGTGGGAGATGCTACGACTGCAATCATCCTGCCCAACTTGAGGCTGACGCCGCAATGAGCCACAAAGACGCCGCCGAATTTGTAGGCGTATTGCTGCATAGCAGTACTGCCACGCATTTTCTGCATTTGCAGACGGCGAGCTACGCCGCCCACAAGGCACTCGGCCACTACTACCAGAACATTGTAGACTTGGCCGACAAGTACGCGGAAGCCTATCAGGGCCACTACGGCATCATCCCCCTCGCTGACTACCCTGAAGGATTCAAGGTACAGAAGGACGCCGCCGTCTACGCCAACAGCCTGCTGACGTTCGTTAAGGGCATCCGAGACGACCTGCCGAAAGACACCGACTTACAGAACATCATTGACGAGATCGTGGGCGAAATCGCCTCCCTTCTGTACAAGCTGGAGCGTTTCAAATGAATCGTAAGGCTGGGCTGTACGCCAACATTCTGGCAAAGCAAGAGCGCATTAAGGCCGGTTCGGGCGAGCGTATGCGTAAACCCGGCGATCCCGGCGCACCGACCGCCAAGGCGTTCCGTGAGAGCGCCAAGACGGCCAAGAAAGAGAACAAATGACAGCCGCGTGGACACGCAGCGAGGGCAAGAACCCGAAAGGCGGGCTGAACGCCAAGGGTCGTGCCTCGTATAAGGCCGAGACAGGCGGGACTCTGAAGCCGCCGGTCAAGTCAGGCGACAACCCACGCCGAGCCTCTTTCCTCGCAAGGATGGGCAATATGCCGGGGCCGATGGCAAAAGACGGTAAGCCCACACGCCTCGCGCTCGCACTTAAGGCATGGGGAGCCTCTAGCAAGGAGGACGCCCGAGCCAAGGCCAAAGCCATTAGCAGCAGGAACAAAGCCTGATGGCCGCTGACCGTAATCGTTTAGCCGCCGCCCTCGCCTACGAGGAAGAACGCCGACGGCGCATGATGGAATCCGTCCCGACGACGGATAACCTGCCGCCTGTTCAGCCGACCCGCCGCAGCCTACGCACCGACCTTGAAAACCTGTCATCGGGCATCGGTCAGGGCGTGGTCAACCAGTTAGAGGGCGTCAAAGCACTTGTCACCGACCCCGTAGGCACGGCCAGAGCCGCTTACGAGGGCGTTAAAGGCATTGTGCGCGACCCGACCGTATTAGCCGACGCATTGCGCTACACCGCCCAGAAAGCCACTAGCGGCCCGTTAGGCGCGGGCGAAGTGATTGGCGAGATGGTTAGCCCGATGCGCGGCAAAGGCCCAATGGCCGAAATTGACGTTTACCACGGTACGCCCCACCGATTCCCCGGAACAGAAGCCAACCCACTAGGCGAATTTGACGCAAGTAAAATCAATACGGGTGAAGGCGCGCAAGCATATGGGCATGGTATTTACCTTGCCGAAAGTCCGAAGGTGGCGGAGGGATACAAAGAGCGCCTAGCCGCATCAAGTTATATGAAAGATTCGCAATCGGTTGCTTATGGCAAAATTTGGCAAAAAGCAGCAGATGCGGCGCTAGAAACCGGCGCGGCGCACCCAGATTATTCAAGAGCAATTTCATCGCAAATTATGGATTGGGTGGACGGCGGCCGAAAGCCAGAAACTTTTTTGCGATACAACCGCGTTCCGTCAAGCGCAAAACCCGCTTATGAAGCAGCCGTAAAGGAATACGTGGGTTTGCAAAAAACTCCGGGCAACCTTTACACCGCCGACCTACCCGACGAAATGGTAGATCGGATGCTGGATTGGGATAAGCCGTTAAAAGAGCAACCGGCCGCTGTGCGTGAAGCGTTTCAGGACATCATGCAATCCAATTTATGGGACGAAGATACCCGCAAATTGATTTCAGGAGTAGGAATAGAGGCCGATGAAATAACGGGAAAAAAACTTTATGAATTGTTAGCGAGTTCTGACGAGCTAGCCGGTAAAGGGCGATTTGGAAAAGCAGCTAGTGAAGAATTGGCGCGGCGCGGTGTCCCCGGCATCCGATATTTAGACGCAGGCAGCCGAGGCCAAGGCGGCAGCGGCACACGTAACTTCGTCGTGTTTCCCGGCGAGGAAAAAAAGGTCAAGATTCTTAAACAAGAGTAAAACGCCCACCGCCTCTGCAACAATGCACGCGGTGGCTTTCTAAATTAAACTAATGCGGTAGGAATAGTACGTAATGCAAATTGAGCAAATTGGGATCGCTACCCTGATCCCGTTCGCCAAGAACAGCCGAACCCACGACGACGCGCAAGTTGCCCAGATTGCGGCCAGCATCCGCGAGTTTGGGTTTACCAACCCGGTATTAATAGACGAGGCTAACGGCATTATTGCCGGTCACGGGCGCGTTATGGCCGCCCGCAAGCTAAAGATGGCCGAAGTACCTTGCATACGGCTATCCCACCTGTCGGACGCCCAAAAGCGGGCGTATGTCATCGCTGACAACAAACTTGCCCTCAACGCCGGTTGGGACGAGGCCATGCTAAAGCTGGAGTTGGCCGACTTAAAGGCGCTGGACTTTGACCTAGACCTGACCGGCTTCAACACCGCCGAAATAGACGCCCTGTTAGCCGAGAAAGGCACCGAGGGGCTAACTGATCCCGACGATACGCCAGAGCCGCCCGTGGAGCCTGTTACGCGGCTTGGCGACGTATGGGTATGTGGGCAGCACCGCGTGATGTGCGGTAGCAGCCTTGAAATGACCGCAATGGAGCGCCTTTGCGGCGATCAGCGGGTAGATATGTTGCTCACCGACCCGCCTTACAACGTGGCGTACGAGGGTGGAACTGGCTTAAAAATTCAGAACGACGACATGGGCGACGCGGAATTTAGAATTTTTTTGCGCGATGCTTTCGTTGCAGCCGATACGGTGATGAAACCGGGTGCGGTGTTTTATATTTGGCACGCCGATTTGGAAGGCTACAACTTCCGTGGAGCTTGTCACGATGCGGGGTGGAAAGTTCGCCAATGTTTGGTCTGGAAAAAGTCGTCATTGGTATTGGGCCGACAGGATTATCAATGGCAGCACGAGCCGTGCTTGTATGGGTGGAAAGACGGATCAGGGCATTTGTGGGCATCCGACCGCAAACAAACCACAATACTTGAATTTGATAAGCCCTCCCGAAATGGCGAACATCCCACCATGAAGCCTGTGGCGTTGTTTGAGTATCAAATGCTTAACAACACCAAGGGCGGGGACATTGTGCTGGACTCGTTTGGAGGCAGCGGCACAACTTTAATTGCAGCCGAAAAGAACGGACGCATAGCCCGCATTATGGAGCTAGACCCCAAGTACGTTGATGTGATCGTCAAACGCTGGGAGGACTTTACCGGCGAGAAAGCCGTGCTAGAGGCTACCGGCGAACCGTTTAAGGCTGCGGCATGAGAAGCCGTCGTAAGGAGCAAACTATTAGCCAGCGCACCGGCCAACCCAAACAAGGGAACCAAGGCGAGGGCGGCGGTCGCCCCCGCTTTGAGATTGACTACGAGGCGGTCAAAAAGCTGGCGGGCATTCAATGTACGCAGGCCGAGATCGCCGCTTGGCTGGGTTGCAGCGTGGACACGCTCCTGCGCGACGAGAAGTTTTGCGAAATCTATAAAAGCGGTGTGGAGAACGGCAAGATGTCCCTGCGGCGGCACCAGTGGCGGGCGCTTGAGGACGGCAATACCACAATGCTGGTATGGCTTGGGAAACAGTACCTCGGCCAACGGGAAAAGAACGAACTAACCGGGGCAGACGGTAAAGACTTGGTGATCACATGGCTGCCGCCCCAGTAATCATTCCTTACGCGCCGCGAAGGGTGTTTATGCCCTTCCATGAGCGCAACAAGCGATGGGCGTGTTTGGTAGCACACCGCCGTGCAGGCAAAACAGTCGCCGCGGTCAACGACATTATCCGAGCGGCTATGTTCGCCAAGTCGCCAAACCCACTATACGCCTACATTGCCCCGTACCGATCACAGGCGAAGGCGGTGGCGTGGGATTATTTTAAGTATTACGCCCAGCCCATTACGAAAGACGTCAATGAGTCCGAGCTAACGATTGAATTGGTGAACGGTGCGAAGGTGCGGCTGTTCGGCGGCGACAACGCCGATGCGATGCGTGGCTTGGGCTTTGATGGCGTCTACATGGACGAGTACGGCGACTTCAAGCCGTCCGTATTTGGGAACGTGGTAAGGCCGGCCATGAGCGACAAGCAGGCATGGGGCGTGTTCGCCGGTACACCAAAAGGAAAGAACCAATTTTGGGAGATATATGAAACCGCCACTCGTCTCCCTAGCGAGTGGTTCCTGTTGCGCCTTCCCGCCTCAACCAGCGGGCTTCTCCCTGCGACAGAGCTAGCCGCAGCAAAGGCGCAGTTGGCCGAGGATCAGTACCTACAGGAGTACGAATGCAGCTTTGAGGCTGCGATCCTCGGTGCTTTTTACGGTAAGGAGATGCGCGAGGCCACAGACCAAGGCCGCATCACCAACGTGCCGTACGACCCCAACCTGCCGACGTATACCGCATGGGACTTGGGTTACCGCGACGACACCGCGATATGGTTCTACCAAGTCACCCGTAGCGAAATCCGCGTCATAGACTTCTACGCCGTGTCGGGCGAGGACATCCACACAATTGCCGATGTGGTACGCAATAAGCCGTACCGCTATGCCAAGCACTACCTACCCCATGACGCTCGGGCTAAGAGCCTACAGACCGGCAAGAGCATTATTGAGCAACTGGCGGCGCAACTAGACATCGCCAAACTCGCTGTTGTCCCCGACATTGGTGTGCAGTCGGGCATCCAAGCAGTACGCATGATGCTGCCGCGTGTGTGGTTTGACGCGACCAAGTGCAGCGATGGCATTGAGGCGCTGCGTCAGTACCAACGCGAATACGACGAGGACAAGAAAGCCTATCGTCAGTCACCGCGCCACGATTGGACATCACACCCTAGTGACGCTTTCCGTATGGTTGCGGTATCATGGTCTGAAGTCGCTGACAAGCCCCCAGCGCCAGAGGTCAAGCCGCTGATGGTGGGGCCAGAGAACACAGTCACGCTAAACGATATGTGGGCGGTTCACGACCGCACGACGACAAGGAGAGCAAGGATATGAGCATTGTCAGCCCGAATCGTTACCCCTACGAAACAGTTGCCGCCTCGCAGACCGCACAGGTACTCGGTGGCACAGGTGCCGTGGGTGATTACCTCCATCGCATTGTGGTGACGGTCACGGCGACCGGCACAAGCACTTTAAGCGTGTTGGATAACAGCACAACGGTGTTGACGATGGCTGCGAACACCCCGGTGGGCGTTTACAGCCTTGAGATCAACGCTGCCTCTGCCAGCGGCCCGTGGAAGATCACGACCGGCGCAGGCGTGACCGTGATGGCTGTCGGATTCTTCACGGCCTAATCATGGAAGGCATACTGCAACCGGAACTGGAAAAGTACCTCCGCACCATCGCGCAGTATGACGCCGAGTTCGCTAAATGGACGGCGCGAACCAAGAAGAT